CGCCTGCCGCCGGAGATCCGCAAAGCCTGCGCCGATCTGCGCGAGAACGGCCGCACGATCGACGAGATCCTGGCCCATCTGCGCAAGCTGGGGGTGGAGGATGTCTCGCGCTCGGCCGTCGGCCGCTGGACCCAGGAAATTGACGCCATGGCCGCCGATCTGCGCCACAGCCGCGAGATCGCGGAAGTGCTGGGCAAGCGGCTGCAGGACGCGCCGGACAGCCAGCTCGGCCGCTTCAACGTGGAGATGCTCCAGGCCGCGACCTTCAAGCTGATCCGCGCCGCCCATTCCGGAGAGATCCAGCTCGACCCCAAGGAGTTGAACTTCATGGCCAACGCCCTGAAGAACATGGGTCAGGCCGATCGCCAGCAGATCGACCTGCGCAAGGCGATCCGCGCGGAGCTGGCGGCGGAGATGAAGACCAAGGTGGAGGCGTCGATCGACGCGGCGGCCGTGGAAGTGGACAAGGCGGCCGCGCTGGCCCGCATCCGCCGCGACGTCTACGGCATCGTGGACGCGGCCTGATGGCTGCCAAGCCCCCGCCCTCTCTCGCGCCCGCAATCCCGCTCTATGGCTTTCAGCGGCGCTGGCTGCAGGACAAGAGCCGCTTCAAGATCGGCATGTTCGCCCGCCAGACCGGCAAGACCTTCACCACCACCCTTGAGATCGTTGACGACTGCGCGGCCGGCTTCGCCGCTGGCCAGCGCCGCCGCTGGGTGATCCTGTCGCGCGGCGAACGCCAGGCGCGGGAAGCCATGAACGAAGGCGTGAAGAAGCACGCGCGGGCTTATCAGATCGGCTTCAAGGAGCAGGACTTCCAGTTCGACGTGGACACCAAGGCGCTGGAAGTTGAGCTGGAGGGCGGCTCCGTCATCACGGCGCTGCCGGCGAACCCGGCCACCGCGCGCGGCTATAGCGCCAACGTCTTCCTGGATGAATTCGCCTTCCATGAGAACAGCCGCCAGATCTGGGCCGCGCTCTTCCCGGTGATCTCCGCCCCCGGCCTGAAGCTGCGCATCACGTCGACGCCGAACGGCAAGGACAACAAGTTCTATGAGCTGATGACCGCCAAGGACGCGACCTGGTCGCGCCACCAGGTGGACATCCATCAGGCAGTCGCCGACGGCCTCCCGCGCGACGTGCAGGCCCTGCGCGACGGCCTGGCGGATGAGGAAATGTGGAGCCAGGAATACGAGCTGCAGTTCCTCGACGTCGCCGGATCCTGGCTGACCTTCGAGAACATTCTGGCCTGCGAGCATCCCGGCGCCGGCGATCCGGACGGGTATCAGGGCGGCCCCTGCTATGTCGGCGTCGATATCGCCCGCCGCCGCGACCTCTGGGTCGCCTGGGTCTGGGAAGAAGTGGGCGACGTGCTGTGGTGCCGGGAGATCATCGAGATCGCCAACGCCCCCTTCGCCGCCCATGACGCCGCGATCGACTATCTGTTCAAGCGCTACCGCATCTTCCGGCTGGCGGCCGATCAGACCGGCATGGGCGAAAAGCCGGTCGAGGATTGGAGGCGGAAACATGGATCGCGGGTCGAGGGCGTGCTGATGAGCGGCCCGCGCAAGCTGGAGGTGGCGACCGTCGCGCGCGGCGCCTTCGAGGACCGTCAGGTCCGCATCCCCGCCGGCAATCCCGTGCTGCGGGCCGACCTGCACAAGATCAAGCGCGTGGCGTCGGCCACCGGCGCGCCGCGCCTGGTCGCCGATCGCGATGGCGACGGCCACGCCGACCGGGCCTGGGCCGCCTGGCTGGGCATCGCCGCCGCCGACGGGGCGGCCGGGCCGTTCGAGTTCGTCAGCAGCGGCCAGGGCCGCGCCAGCCTGGGCGCCTTCGCCCAAGGCGCAGATCCGATGAGCCGGTTTGGCGAGGGCGGGTCTGATCAGCCCGCGTTCGGCCGCGTCAATCTAACGGGGTATTAACGATGGCTTACGGCGTGCCGAAGACTCCCTTGTTCGAAGCCATCGCCACGATCGGCGGCGGGCGCGACGTCACGCGTGGCTGGGTCGATGGCCTGCTGTTGATGCCGCAGGACAAGGTGCTGGCGGGCCGGGGCTGGGATTACACGGTTTATGAAGAGCTGCTGCGCGACGATCAGGTGTCGGCCGTGCTGCAACAGCGGCAATTGGCCCTGACCAGCCGGGAGACGATCGTGGAGCCCGCCAGCGACCGGCTGGCCGATCGCAAGGCCGCCGAATGGCTGCAGGCCGAGCTGAAGCGGGTGAGCTGGGACCGCGTCACCCGCAAGATGCTCTATGGCGTGTTCTATGGCTATGCCGTGGCGGAGATGCTGTGGCAGCGCCCGGCCGATCGCAAGGACGGGCTGATCGGCATCGAGGCGATCAAGGTGAAGAAGCAGCGGCGATTCCGCTTCCATCAGGAAGACGGGCTGCGGCTGCTGACCACCGCCAACCCGACGGGCGAGCCCCTACCGCCGGCCAAGTTCTGGACCTTCACCATCGGCGGGGACAATGATGACGATCCCTACGGGCTGGGCCTCGCTTCCTCGCTCTATTGGCCGGTGTTCTTCAAGCGCAACGGGTTGAAGTTCTGGCTGGTCTGGCTGGAGAAGTTCGGCTTCCCCACGATCAAGGCGAGCAGCGACGCCACCTCCGATGAAGAGCGGGACAAGATCCTCAGCGCCATCCAGGCGCTGCAGCGCGACAGCGCGATCCTGATCCCGAAATCGGTGGAGCTGGAGCTGCTGGAGGCCGGCCGATCGGGGGTGGGCGATTATGACGCCCTGGTGCGGGCGATGGACGCGGCGATCGCCAAGATCATCCTGAGCCAGACCATGACGACGGAGGATGGATCCTCCGAAGCTCAGGCCAATGTGCATGAGCGCGTGAAGGACAGCATCGTGGAGGCGGACGCGGATCTGATCTGCGACAGCTTCAATCGCGGCCCCGTCACCTGGCTGACGGCCTGGAACTTCCCGAACGCGGCGCCGCCGCGCGTCTGGCGCCGGCTGGACGCAGCGCCCGATCTGGACGCGATGGCGAACCGCGACAAGACGCTGTTCGACATGGGCTTCCGCAGAACCTTGGACAGCGTCACCGAGACCTATGGGGAGGGGTATGAGGATATCCGGCAAGCGCCTGTTGTTCCTGACCCGACCCTTGTTCAGCCCCAAATTGGCTCGGCGGGGGCTGCATCGACGCCGCCGGCGGACCCGCAAGCCGCGCAGAACGCAGCCCCCGCCTTCGCCGAGCCGGGACCATCCCCGAAAGACGCCGTGGACGAGCTGACCGATCAGACGCTGGAGCTGACGCGCCCCGCCTTCGCTGACATCCGGGAATCGATCGCAGCCTATCTGGACGGCGAGGGCGATTGGACCGAGCTGGCGGCCGGCCTGCCGGCGATCCGCACTGACCAGCTGGCGGCGATCCTAGGCGACGCGCTGACCGTGGCCGAGCTGCAGGGCCGCGCGGACGCTTTAACTCCCCCGGCGCGGCTTGAGCCCGAAGGGCGCGAACGCGACGCCCCGGTCCTTCCCACGTCCTCATCCTGAGCCTGACGAAGGATGGCCTCGATCAAAACCCCCTTCAAGGAAGCCGAAGACTTCCTGCGTGAGAAGACGCGCGTTCCGTCGAAGACATGGACGACGATCTTCAAGGATCAGCACGCTCGCGGCTTTGTCGTAGCCGGCGTGATGGAAGCCGGCATTCTGGAGGATCTGCATCAGGCCGTGATCAAGGCCGTGGAAGGCGGGCTGACCCGCCAGCAGTTTCGGGCGCAGTTCGACCAGATCCTGGCCGGGCGCGGCTGGCCGTTCAACCAGCCGGACAGCAAGGGATACCGGGATTGGCGCGCGGGCGTGATCTACGACACGAACCTGCGCATGGCCTATCAGTCCGGCCACTGGAAACAGATGCAGAAGACGGCGGATTCCCGGCCCTATCTGGAATACTCCGCCATTCTGGACGGCAAGACCCGCCCGCTGCATCGCGAATGGCACGGCACGATCCTGCCGATCGACCATCCCTGGTGGAAGACGCATTACCCGCCGAACGGCTGGAACTGCCGCTGCACGGTCGTCTCGCGATCGGCGGCCGATCTGAAGCGGCTGGGCAAGGCCGTCAGCGTTCCGCCGGAGTCCAAGATGGTTCAGGCTTCCGTGACCTTCGACGGGCAAAGGAAGCTGATCGAGGTGCCGGAAGGCATCGATCCAGGCTTCGATTACAATGTCGGAGAAGCCGCCTTCGGATCAGGCGCGCTGCGCGGTCTGCGCCTCGGAGGCGGGGTGGACGCTCTGGTTCCGCTGCACCGTCTGGGGGAGAAGGATCCCGCGCCGCCCACCCAGGAGCCCTTGCCCAGGGCTTCCAAGCCCAAAGCGGATCTGACGCCGCTGGATCCGTCGCAGGATGTGAGGGAGCAGTTCAATAAAAAGCTGAACCAAGTACTGAACGGCGATAGCCGCGTCTTTGTCGATCCCTTAGGGTTTTATAATCTCGTGCAAGCGAAAGACGCGGATCATCTGACGCGCAAGACGGGCGAACCTTTGGCCGATCGGTTTCTGACGCTTGGCCTGCTGCCGGAAGTGTTGGAAGAGCCTCATGAGATCTGGTTCGGCTTCATGACCAATAAACGGACGGGCCAGGTGCTGGGGCGTCGCCGTTATCTGCGCGTGCTGGAGGTTCAGATCCGCGGCAAACCCGTGAAGCTGGTCGCGGTGGTGGACGCCAGCCCGCGCGGCGACACGCTGGTGACGTTCTATCCGGCGACGTCGGATGACAACGTGAACAAGAACGTGCGCGTGGGGGTGCGGCTATACTCGGCCCAGGACGGCCAGCCGCCGGCGCCTCAGGGCTAAACTTGATGCTGGCGTTAACGCACGGTATACTCTCTTCAAGGTCAGGAGTAAGTCATGAACGCCGCTGAGTTTCGTGAAGCGCTTGATGAGCTGGGCGTCAGCCAACGCCGCTTCGCGGCGATCTGGGGCACCACCCCGGTCTCCGTTTCACGCTGGTTGTTTGGCGTCTATCCGTTTCCGGGGTGGGTTGAGCCGGCGGTGGCCGCCATGCGAGCGGCCGACTGGTGGCGCAACGCGCCCGACCTTACGCGAAGCGCCACGCGCGGCGGCGACCATTTTGGGGGATATGTCCGGCTGATTTGGGAACAGGGCGGCGAAGTGACCGGCTATCTCTGCCCGGACGCGCCTTGCGACAGACCCGTGCTGGCGGCGCTGCAGCATCTGAGAGACAGGGGCGTGGCCGGTGAAAATCTGATCCTGGTGGAGGAATGGAACGCCGACGAAGACCGTTATGTCGTTCAGTTCGACCGGGCCGTGGTCGACGCGGAGGAGTTCGACTGACCCGCGCCGCGATTAAACGCCCGTACAGCGGCGAAGACCCGGTGGATAGATCGAACTACCTGAATTTCGCCGGAGGCCTCGTCTACCCCCGTTAAGTATGCGTTAACGTCGATGCTGGTTGAACGGGTCCGCCCTTCGACGGGCTCAGGGTGAGGGCTGATCGACCAGGCCGGGTGAAATCCGCCCGGCGCCCCCCCTGTCGTCTTGCGGTCTGCGTTCGCGTTTTTTTCTGCCCGATGATCGGGCCATGCAAGCGATCCAGATCTTCAAGCCAGGCGAACACCGCCCCATGCAGGGCGCATCGATCCGTTTCTCGGAAGCGGATCTGATCGAGACCGCCGCCGCCTATGACCCGGCCCGCCACGAAGCGCCCCTGGTCATCGGCCATCCCGCGACCGACGATCCGGCCTGGGGTTGGGTCAAGAGCCTGAAATTCGCCGATGGCGCGCTGATCGCCGAACCTGACCAGGTGAACCCCGCCTTCGCGGACCAGGTGAAGGCCGGGGCCTACAAGAAGATCTCCGCCAGTTTCTGGCGTCCGGACGCGCCGGGCAATCCGACCCCCGGCAAATGGGCGCTGCGCCATGTGGGCTTCCTCGGCGCGCAGCCGCCGGCCGTGAAGGGGCTGGCCCCGATCCAGTTCCAAGGCTCCGCCGATGGCGTCGTGAATTTCGGCATGGAGGAATCCTGGGCCTGGGGCGCGGCCATCCGGCTGTTCCGAGGGCTGCGCGAATGGATCATCGTCAAGGAAGGCGCGGAAGCCGCTGATCGCGCGCTGCCTTCCTGGGATATCGACAGCCTCTCCGCCGCCGAACAGGCGGAGCGCGACGCCCTTCGACAGGGTCAGGGTGAGGAAAGCGCCCTGACAATGCCCGGCTTCTCGGAGCCGAACCACAAGCCAAAGGAGCTTGAATTGACCACTGCAACTACTGGCCCCTCCGCCGCCGAGCTGGCGGCGAGGCAGGCCGATCTGGCCGCGCGCGAGAAGGCGCTGGCCGACCGCGAGGCCGCCCTGCGCAAGACCGAGGCCGCCAGCTTCGCCGATGGCCTGATCAACGAGGGCCGGCTGACCCCGGCGCAGAAGGATCAGGTCGTCACCCTGCTGGGCTGGGCCGGCGCGCCGGGTTCCGTGGCCTTCGCGGAAGGCGGCGACGCCCCGGAGACGGTGCTGC